GGACCCTAACCATCCATGGACGGCAGCTCACTCAGTGAGCCACCACACCATGTCGGAGAAAGGCATCGTTTCGATCTCAGACAGAGAAAACCCGGTTTCCCGGGCCAGACGTTTTGCCAGGTGCCGTAATGTAGAGGGATCAAAACTCGTCTTCGTCGACCAGACGAAAATAGCCACGCTTCACGCGCTCATAATCCTTGAGGGTCAACTCCATCAGCTCCTTTTCAGGGACATCCATCAGGCTTGAAAACAACATGGCATCTACTGCCAACTCATCGGCGGGATGGGCCTTCTGACAGGCGCGCACTTCGCGCACGCTCGGCGAGCGCATGTGCAGTTTCTCCAACGTGATCCCATTGAAGGGTCTTGGGCTGGACAAGGTGATGGACACGCCTGCTTCGGTGATCGTCAGCCAGGCTGGCAGGACATCAGGATTCGCAGCGTTGAGCTTTGTGTTTTTCACGGGATCTCCTTACAAGCCCAGTTGATTGCGCATCTGTTGAAGTTGGTCCACGCCATTGATGACGCGAACGGAATTAACGGGGTCGATCTCGTAGATCACCACACCATCGATCTCGAACTTGTAGTACGAGACGCTGAGCGCGTACTTGAACTCGGCCTTGTCGCCCGGCTTCCAGCTGCCCGGATCAACCTCGGAAAGCATTCCCCGGATCGTCGCAATCGTGCCGACGAAGCGTCCTTTCTGCTCTTTGAACGAACCACGGAACGAGCCATTGAACGCCGTCTGGTCAGCCAGGCCAAAAAACTTCAAGGCGTCTTTTCGCACGCCGTTGGTACTGAAGGAGCACTCGAGCTTTTCCAGCCCCATGTCCATATCGATCTCACCGTCCATGCCGCCAGCGCGGTAGCCCTCTTTCTTGATGGCGACTTTGGGCAGGGACAGTTCAGGGACATCCCCGGCGAAGCTGATGCCGTCGATGAACAGGTCCTGGTTGAAGAGCGTTTGCGGAATCATTGAGCGGCCCCTTATGCGGCGTTATCGAGAACTTCGGTCAGCCACTGGTTGGTGACTTCGACGATAAAGTTCGGGTTTTCGGCAGGTGGCACGTCGGTGAATCGAATCACCCAGTAAACCTTCCCCTGTTCCAGCTGGCTGGCCGTGTTGCGTTCAGGGTCCGCATAAACTTCAAAATTGATGATCGCGCCTTGATACTTCAGGTCGCGCATGAAGTTTTGCAGCCCTTCAGTCACATCCTTGACGTACGTCTTCGAGACCGAACGGTCAACGGCCCATTTATGGCCGTAGAGGATCGCGTCCATCACCATGTCCATCGTTCGTACGCGGGTGACGAATGCCCATTTCGGGTCACTTGATCGCGTCCGGTTTCCCCAGAGGCGATAGCCGTCATCACGGATGATGGTGGTGATATTGGCAGCGTTAAGCAGGTTGGCTCTGCAGGTGGTATCGCCGTCCAGGAACTCAATCGGGCGACCAGTGCCGGTGATGCCGACGAATTCCTTGTTCGAAGGTGAGGCCCAGAAACCGTATTCGTTGTCGGTCCAGGCAAACAGCCCGGCAGTGAAGGCCGATGCAGGCGAATCCACCGTCGCACTCACGGTCGTGTCCCAGAACTGCACACCCGGATCGACCAGAAACACACGCTTGCTGCCGAAGTTTTCGGCGTAAGCCAGTACGGCCTCATCAGTGGTGTTTGGCCCGTCGATAATTGCCACCGCTCGTAGCTTGTCCGCCAGCGCGTCCATGGCCGTGGCGATGGCTTGCGTTGCTGAGTGCTTCGGTGCAATCAACAGCCGGGGTTGAGCATTGAACTTACTTTTGCCGTCCAGCAGCGCTTGCAAGCCCGTGCGCTGTCCGGACACCAGAACACCGCCGATGATGGCCGAGGTTTGCTGTGCGTCATCCTCTTCAACGGCCACGCCGCATCCGATGATGACGGCCTTGGCCCGCGTGTAGATCGCCTGGCACGCTTTGGTGATGGCTGCGTCAGGACCCCAGGCTGCAACGGCTTCACGCTCGCTCGTGATCAACTTGAGTTCGTTGACTGCTGCGGTGGGCGCCCCGTCTGCTCCAGGGCCGGGGGTAAATGTGTCGCACAAACCAATGATCGACGACGAAGGCAGCGAGATGACGCGTGCACCGATGTCCAGGTTAGTGACCGTGACGCCGTGAAAGAAATCGGTCGAACCCATTGAAGGATCTCCAGAAAAGAAAAAACCCCGCATTGGCGGGGTTGGATGTTGTGGTTTGTGTCATGGGTAACGGAGAAGAGAATGTCCCGTCACTACAGGCGTTAGTGCGTTTGTGTGGCAACCCAGTCTGGCACGATGGGCCGTGATGACTCGTCCGGGAATTCATCGCCTTGAGGCCAGTCACGAAGCTGCTGGATAAAACCCAGCAGCTCAATGTGTTGCTCAGCCGTGATCGAGGTCGTTGCGCCAAGCTCCAGTTCGTCGCGATGACGATCACGAATCCAGACCACCTTGCTGATTTCCGAATCGCGCCACACCCGTGCGACTTCAATAAGCTCATCAGCGCCCGGTAAAAGTTCAGGTAGGGGCAACTTGACCACCTCACCCTCTACCAGCGTCCACAGGCCGTCTATCTCGCTGATCGTTCGACAGAAAAGCGCATCAGGCACCTTCAAAGCGGTGTCCGGGATAACGTGGAGGGCCGAGTCATAGCGCGCCATCAGCGCGCCGGAACTGTCGAATGTTACAAACTTTGCCATGATGATTATTTCCCGATAGCTATCCATCTGTATTGGGAACCGCCGGCAGTGTCGGGATTCCTTACCGTGAACTGAGACGTGGTCAAAACATTTGCGTTTGTGGCAACTGCCCGGGTTGTTGAGGCGCCATCGCTGAAGCAGGCCAGCACCTGGTACACCGAACCAAAGGCGATGGGGAGCGTGTGCGTGCCAGTGGTATTTCTAGGAATAATTCCCGTAATACCCCACTGGATAATGACGCCACCCAGCCAGGATGGGAGAGCGATGTAACCCGTCGATGCCAACAGGGTCGCGAATCCAAACCTGAGCTTTTTCGGGGTGACGATGGTCAAGTCGTCCGCGCCCGCCTGAACTGATGCCTGAGTTGCGAGTTTGGCAGTGCCCTGTCTGGTTTCACTGGCCTGCGCCGCCAGGGACGCCAGCGCGGCGATATCGATGTTTCCCTGATTGATCGGTGCATTCCAGGCTTTGATGCACATGACAACTGCGATGTTTCGCGGCCGCACGCCAACGGTCCTACCGTTATCGGTTCCAACCTCCGTGGCTGATTGAGAGCTGCCGACGATACGGCCCACGTCTACGCCACGACCATGATCCCAACCACGCTCAAACTCGCCACGAGACTCCGGCAACCGGAAATTGCCCGCACCCTCGTCGCCTCGATTAAATGCCCCCTCTAGATACGTCGCCAGATCCGGGTAGGCCGAAACGCTTTGGACACTGCCGTCCCTCTCTAAAAAACCCGGCGGGATTTTATTAACGGGAAACGATACCTGTGCACCGACAGGCAGGGTTGAAGCCAACGCAATCAACGCGTCGACCTGAGCCTTGGTGTAAGCATCGGTAATGCCGTTGTCGGCAAGCGTGGCCGGGTTACTGCCATCCACCACGACGCCACGACTGTTGATGGTTACACGACGGTAAGTACCGGCTGCCTTGTTGGGCGGCAGCACGCTGATGATCGAGTCATCCACATACTTACGCGTCGCCAGCACCACCGATGGGTCGATCTTGAGTTGCACATTACTGGAATTGCTCACCAGTAAATTGATACGCACCACCTGCGTGCGCCCTGATCCCTGATTCAGCAGCGGCTTGAACGAGGGCGCGCAATTGGCAACCGCGACCAAGTCGCCATCCCCGTCGAACAGACCGATCTCCCGAATCCACCACCCACCGACCTCGGCGGGAATAACCTGCTCCGCGATGATAATCGCCGCATTGGCGGGATCGACTTTCAGCTGATTCAACGGCGCGCGGCGGCGTTCGTTGATCAACCTGGTTTGTGTGGCGTCGGGTAAGGGGTCTGTACCGTTGGCATCCCCTACCCCCATTTCCGTTAGCTGCCAAGGAACGCCGAGCGCGTCGGCATTGGCCTGTTTAGCCACGCCGATATTCGTCAGAATGGCAAAGAACTGAGAATTTTGATCAATCATCCGTAGATATCCAGTTCATCAATTGTTGTACCTCTACCGCCCATGCCGAAGCTTCCTGTGACTTCGATGTCCCGCGGTGCAGGCGGGTAAACGTCGATTTCTTCGCCGTCATACACGGCGGCCGCGAGATTCATCGCACCTGTTGTTTCGAGGCTGATTGCAAGGCCGGTGACGTGCCGGGAAACTGGCTTGGCGTCATCGATCAGCCAGGTCAGTTCCTCATACATTTCTTCGGTAATACCGGTTTCCAACACGCCGACTTTCAGTGAAAACGTTCCGGGCACTCCCTCCGGAAGCGTCTCCCACCACTCGAGTACTTCGACCAGATAGCCCAGCGGCTCAACAACCCTTCTGAGTGCGCCAATCGTGCCTTTGTGTGCGTGGATGTAGAACGAAGCCCGGATCGCGGCTCGCTTGATAGCTTCGGACCAGCGCTCATCCCACCGGTCCACTGAGCACTCCCAAGCCAGAAGCGGTAGCAAGGCAACTGGACAGGTGTCTGGGTTGTAGATCTGGCGCAGAGGGACCGGTGTGAAATCGTCGGTCGCCGCCTCTATGGCCCGCTCCAGAGGCGTGCTGTTGATGGGCAAAAGACTGGTCATGTCAGGGACCCAACCTCACGCTGTATTCTGTGCAATAGGCTGCCTGGGCCTTGGTCGGGGTGATGTCCTGCCAACCCACCAGTTCCACGCGCTGCACACCCGTGATATGCAGCTGGGCATCGATTGCCGATCTTGCGACCTCCACACCCAGGCGGCGACGAGGATTGATCCAGGAAGCGAGCCGGCTTTCGCATTCGGCCAGAATCGCCTCGTTTTCTGATCCAGCGCCCACCGGGTGAATGATCGCCTCAATCGTGTAGGGCACCATCTCGGCGCTTTGCACAGTAAGCCTGTCACCCAGTGGCCGGATGTCATCGTCACTCAAGTAGGCCTTTACCTGCGCCACCAGTTCGGCGTCCGCCGTACCATCTCCTAACAGGTGCTGAATGGTGACGACCACCACTGCTGGCGAAGGACTTTCGGCCGTGGCATCACCCACCAACGCGGTG